CCATAAGGGGGGTCTTTTTTATGGAACAGGGGGTGGGGGTGGGCTGGAAAAAAGGAATTTTGAAGGGTGTAACTTTACATATTATTTGGGGAATTTTTAAAAAATATAGAAATTGGGTGCTTGGCGGTGTGGAGTTTGGGAAATTCGGTGGTTATTTGTGCATGTTCAAGAGTATGAGATGGCGCGGGTCCCATCGCGCGTATCCGGGGGGTGGGGGGCCGTACCCCCGGCTTTCAGGCCATTTCGTAGCGAAACGATACAAAATCCCCCGATTCTGGCAGATTGAAAGTATGCAAACGACGGATGACACCGGATGGGCCGGGGTTGACGGCGTAGGCATACAGAGGAAAGCATCATGTTTGAATACAAACGTGTCGGCGGTATCCGGTTCTTCCGAATCGGACAGTTCGGGTTCTCGTGTTATGTGACGCGCAAGCATCCACCCCTGCTAGGGGATGCGGCGCTGATCGGGGTCATCGTGGTGTGTTACGCGGTGGGTGTGGTCCAGTTGATTGATATCCTCAACAACTGGTGATGCAACGGGGCGGCGCAAGCCGCCCCCAACTAGGAGATAGTCATGGACGACGGTTACTACCGCTGCTGGGTGTTCGACGCATCCACCGGCGAACTGACGGAGATTGTTCTTCCACCTTACGAGGAGGAACTTGAACCGCACGAAGTGAAGCGGGCCGCGAAGAAAGAAGCGCGACTTGCTAAACGGGTGGCACGTGAAGAAAAAGCAGAGATGCTCGGATTCATCCGCCGCTGATGACTTGGGGTTGGGGCTTCGGCCCCGCCCCTTTTTTTGGCCCTGCGTTTTGATGCCAGTTATTTGTAGTCGGGCGCGCATGAGGGCGGGCGCACCAAGGGTTGGTGGTTCGTAGCGAATCGATACGCAGAACGCACAGTCGGGCATACTTAAAACATCAAGACAGGGTTCAACGCCCTAGTCGGGGCGACCTAAGTCTTGATCATGGAGAATGAAATGGCTAAAACCAAAACGCCTAACGCTATCATCAAGTCAGCAATTGCTCGTAAACGCGATTACAAGCGCAACATGGCCGATGCAATTCGGCACATGCAAGAATATCGCGGATTGTATAGCCTTATTATCAATTGCATTGATGTAACTGATAACGACATGGTTATAATTGACCAAGAGTCAATTGTGTTTTCTCTTTATAACTTAAGTAGTCTTAAAGACGAACGCCTGTTAAACGGTCTATCGAAAATAATGGACCTGCATATTGTACAGGATCGTGGTACTCACGATTACCCGGGAGCGTTGAACCGGGATTTCAAGTTCGTCATGGATTACATGAAATCCGATTGCACAACGGGTCGGATTTATATCTCGGTAAATGCCTACGTTAGTAGCAGTAGCACCACTTGTCGTAGAGTTCAGACCGGTGTTAGACAAGAACCAGTCTATGCACTTGAATGTGACTGATCAGCCCATCTGATCGGTGGCCCCGGGGCTTCGGCCTCGGGGTTTTTTTTTTGGCCCACGGATTTGATGCCAGTTATTTGTGGTCGCGCGCGGCCATGTGTGCGTGAACCAAGCGCGTTAATTAGAATTCCAGTTCGTAATGAATCGATACTTAATTGGCGTGGTTTGGCATACTCTAATCATCGCAGGTCGCACGACATGCGATTTGCGATATTTTCTTCAACCCATTTATTAGGGGATTAAAATGTCACAAGCTCAAACCGATTACACTCAATTCAATTCCATTTCCGACCTTGGATATAAACAAGCGGTAACGGGAGATACATTGAGGGTGCAGGCAAAGTATGCTTTGGATGCAATTGTTGGTTTCCCAGAAGAAATCAGCAAAACTGATAAAGCTACATTGTTTGCGGGTTATCAACTGCGTTATGCTGAGATTAACCCAAAGGTTGATTATGTCGTGATCGATGGTAATTACCATCGTGTTGACGATTTGAATGACAAAATGAAAGAAAAGATTGACAAGCTGGAGCGTATTCAGGTTGGCGTCGATTTCGCAATGTCATTCAGTCAGCAACAATTCGGTGCATTGCGTGAATCTGAACCAAACAAACACGCGTTGGTTAAGATTGTACGCGATAAGTTTAATACTTACGCATCGAATAAACTCGGTACTCTCAAATCTGAGGCTCGCAAATACCTCAATGAGGGTAAAACGCGAGAGCGTGGTGCTACTAAATCTTTTGCTGATCGGATCGATGCTACATTGTCCGATTTAAAAGATAAGTGCAAAACGGCAAATGCCCGTGGTGATACCACTGCGGATATTAAACTACTTACCGATGCTATCACCGCCTTTACAAAGGTTTGGGTACATTAAGTAATTAGTGTCATAGGGGTCGCTGGCCGCAAGGTCAGCGGCCCCTTTTTTTTGGCCCAGCCTCCGCTGATGCCAGTTCTTTGTGGTCGCGCGCGCATAGGCGTGCGTGGGTTGGGCTGGCGCTTCGTGGGCTGGGTCACTAATTAGTTATCCACGTGACGGTGGATTTCATTTTAGAAACCAAATTTTCTATCTCTGCCGTCATTTTAGAAACCAAATTTTCTATCTTTATTTTTGTTCCAAGCCCTTCTCATGTAGGAACAGAGAAGTACAGGGTAAGTCTTTGATTACAAAGGAATGTTCCATTTGTTCCATTTGTTCCACGTTTTTTAGGGGGTGACCCTTTTGTGCGATTTTTTCGTGGATCGTCAAAGAGGCGCAGCCGATGCAAAAAGAAAGAACGAAAAACACCAAAAAACCCCCCCTATCCCTCAAAACTATGGAACATTGGAACAAACCTATCTCTCTATAACTATTATATAATATATAATATATATTTATTATTAAAAATCAAGCACTTACAAACGCTCGTCCTACATTTTCGCACTAAATTTGTTAAAATATGTCAATCGGCAAAATTGGAACAAATGGAACAAATGGAACAAAAATCCACCTCAGAACTTCATTTTAGAAACCAAATTTTTTATCTCACCCGCCAGCCCCACGAAAAAAAGATACACCAAAGCCTGTGGTTATAAGTCAAGTTGTGCTATAATGTGAATTGGCACGGCGACTTCTCAACACGCTACCCTGCGCCGTGACCTGCATCGTTAACTAGACATCCATGTACTCATGGAATTCACAAGGAGTAGTTATGGGCAAGATGAAAGCTTTCTATCACGAAGAGATCAGCCAACAGACCGAACAAGAAATGGGGTGTCCTGATCTCCCCCAAGTATTTATTCTCTGGTGCAGCGAGTACCCCGACACGGAGCGGCACATGATGGGTGTGTATGCGGACGAAGCGTCAGCGCACTTCGCCAGATTGTTGTTCATACACGGTGATACTTCTGCCGCATACGACGGGCGCTTCAAGTATGAGGTTCAGGCGTATGACTTGCAGGGGGCAGCATGATTCCCGAATGCGTCGATTGCGGCGAAGAGTTCTCCATTGACAGATGGATGCTTGAGTATGAGTGTTGTCTCCCATGCGGGGAGAAGCGGGCAAAAAAACATCGGTACACCATCGTGCCGCTGAACAAGTCCCACTACTTCCCATGCTTCAACATGGAGATGCTCAAGCAACTCAACCCCAAGACAGTAAACACGTGATACCACCCTTAACGCCAAAACAGTATTGGAGAAAACAAATGGGATATAGATCAACAGTCGCGTACACGATCCGGTTCACCGACGACGACGACAAACTAAACGAGCAGACGTTCTACACATTCATTGCCGAAGCCAAATCTAAAGACGCTTGCCGGGCGGCGTTAGAAGAGTGCGAGATCGATGAAAACAAGTTACAGATCAACTACCACGCGGAAGACATCAAGTGGTACGACACTTATTCGCATGTTCAAAACCACGAGGAATTACTACTTTTGGTTAATGACACTTATAAAACATTTGAGGACACCCAAGAGTGCATTGGCTACGTGTTCACACGTATAGGTGAAAACGACGACGACACGGAGTGGAGAGCCGATGGTAAATTCGACACCAATTGGCTCTGGGTCAGAAGAGAAATAATCAAGGACTGGTGATGAACGCCCCACTAAGAAGACGAGTAGACCCGCGCGTGGAGTATCACGTGCGTACCGCCAAACGTGGCATGTCTATTGATTTGGAGAGTGCGACTAAAGTTTTCGATCCACCCGAACGTGGAACGTGGGATGAGGTCAGAGCGGTGACGGACGTTGGCTGGTTCTGCTATTCGGAAGAGAAATTATCTGCTGATGACCATCTCGACCGCGTGGCGCGTGCTGGCTTTCAGTTTGGTAGGGGGTTCGTCACAGACGACCGAACGTGGAGCGAATCATATTGGGTAACCAAACTATGGGAGAAGATGAAGAAATGAAACTATTGATGGATTTAATTCTTTTATTGGCGTGCGCGTATGTCTTCGCGCTTTGCGCTTGGGCAATTGTTGTTTTTAACTAACCACAGGAGGATGGAATGCTAATTAAGAATGACTCAGGCGAACTAACTGTTCGCAAAGATTGGGGACCATCCCTGATCGGGATTGGATACCAAAAACCGGGACCGGCTAACTGTCGCGTGGTGTCGTGGGACATGGAGAGATTGCAAACGTCTCTTCTCTTGCGGCACAAGGCGCAGTTCCGTGATCGTATCGTCAAATATTTTAGATTTGGGAGAGTGTGATGAAACAAAAGTATGTGTTGGAAATGAAATGCGAAGCGTACGCAACCGTAGAGGTTGAGGCTTCTTCAGAAAAGGAAGCGGAAGAATTAGCCCTCAAGGAGATCGCTTCACGTAGCGATCTTCCGCAGAATGTTTCGTGGTATTGCGATTATCTTTATGTTGAAGAGGAGTAATCATGGAAGACGCATTTGAGGCAATTTGGGGTCCACGTTGTGATGAGTACGAAGAAGGGTGTCCTACGTGTGACGCATGGCGCAGGTTCGACACGAAGATCGAAGAGCAACAGACAATCAAGGTTCGTATCAAACATGTCTACGGGACGCGGATGGTCTACCCCGAGTGCGACAAGTCTCGTATCTTCGCGCAGTGCGCGGGACACACGGTGCTGACGGACAACACGTTGGACTGCATCCGTAGGCTTGGGTATCTCATAGAAGTTGTACAGGAGAAAGTGACACTCTAAAAAAGTTACCTCAAACCCCGTGTGTATATGTAAAGTTGTGGTATACTGTCAATTGGCAGGGCGTTCTATCGTCCCGCTAGTTCAGTTCTCATCTCAGTCTTAATTCAGTAGTCCACGTGACCGTGGAAAAGGAAACAAAATGTTTGCGAAACCAAAGCATCTCATCTCTCTTGCATCGTCCGGTATGTTGGTCAGCGTCGATGTCAACGTCTGGTCTGCGACCAAGCAGAACAAAGCGGTGTCGGACGAAGTGACTTCATCTAAGAATGCCTCCGCCGCTGCGGGGCGTTACACGCAACACTTGCTGGCCGATCATCCCAAACACAAGGCGATCAGCAATTATCGGCAGACCGTTTACAACTGGCTCCAGCGACGCACCTACATGTGGAACAAGGGCAACCAATACTTGCCGCAAGTAGAACTTGAGCGATTCAAGAACGAGTATGACGCTCATAAAATAGCTTTCGATGGACACGTGGAATCGTTTGTAGCGGAGTACGACAACATCGTAGCGGCTATGGCGTTCTCGCAGTCTGGACTGGGCGACATGTTCAATCGTAATGACTACCCACCGAAGGAGGTAGTGCGGGGCAAGTTCAACATGCGTTTGTTTGTGAGTGACGTACCGATGAACGACTTTAGGTGTCAAATCGCCCAAGACATCGCTGATGATTTGTTTGAGACATATAGCAAACAAACTGAGGAGATCGTGGCGGGCATCCTCCAAGATCAGCAGGATCGGTTCATCGAGGTGATGAAGAGCATTTCTTACTGTTGTGACACGGAGGAGGTCACGGGTAAGAACGGCGAGACCAAGACGCGTAAGCGCAAGATCTACGAGAGTACGCTTGAGAAAGCGCGTGAGATGTGCGAGACCTTCAAGGATTTCAATCTTACGGGTAACGCAGAGTTGGAAGCGGCGCGCGCCGCACTAGAGGATGCGATCAAGGGAGTATCTGCCGATACGATCCGTGACTCTGACGCGGTGCGCTCGCAGGTGAAGGGGGATGTTGACGACATCCTCGGCAAGTTCGGTTTGTTTCAGTGTGTTTAAGTCTAACGAAGTCTAAATTCAGTATCAATTAGGAGTATCTAAAATGTCAGCACTTAATTTCCGTCCAGTTGTTAGCATCGATGAACTGCGTCAGGGTATCCCCTTGATCGGCGACGAGTTGTCTGTTGTTGTCTTATCCGAACCCGGATGCGGCAAGAGTTCTCTCTTGGGGATGCTCGCCGAAGACAACGGCGACAAGTGGCGCAAAGCAGGGCAGCATTTCCCTGACGACAGTAGGGATTATATTTATGTCGATTGTCCGGTCAAGGACATGAGCGACATCGGTATGACCATACCTGATCATGTCACCAAAGAGCTTGTGTACTACGTGGCGTCGTTGTTCAACCTGAGCGACCCGCGTCCGAAGGTGATCATGCTCGACGAGTTGAACAAAGCGCCGAAACTCTTGCAGGTGATCTTCACCCGTATGTTGTTGGAGCGCATGGTCGGTGACAAGGCGTTGCCTGATGGATCGTGGATTATTGCAACATCCAACAATTCGTCAGATGGCGTCGGTGACACGATGCTCGCTCACGCAGGTAATCGTGTGTGTATCGTGGAGTTGAGCAAACCAAGTGTAAACGATTGGTTGACATGGGCGAGCGCCAACGGTATTTCCCGTGTCACGAGGGCGTGGGTTTCTATGTACCCGAAGTGCTTGCAGTCGTACAGAGAGGGGGATCATACAAAAGATAATCCCTACATCTTCAAGCCCGGAAACGGGGTGTTGTCGTTTGTGTCGCCACGTTCGCTTGCCAAGAACGATGTGATCGTGCGTAAGCGTGATAAGTTGAAGCCCAACTTCGTGCAAGCGACGATGGCCGGGACCATTGGTCTGTCTGCTGCCAAAGACATGATGGTGTTCTTGGACATGGAAAAGAATGTCATAGATGTTAAGGATGTAATAAAAGATCCCAAAGGTGTCCCGGTCCCTGATGACGTTGCCGCGCAGTTGATGATGATGTTCCAAGCGGTCGATACGCTTGCGACTCAGGATGAACTCTCTTCATTCATGGAGTTCGTTGAGCGCATTCGTTCGTCCGAGGTTCAGGCGGTGTTCTTCACCATGATGATGCGTAGCCCACGAGCAATCAAACTCGCACGTAACAACGCGAAGATCGGTGAGTGGGCGAAGAACAACCACGAGTTGTTGTAAGTCGGGATCGGGATTCCCGGTTGTTTCCCGTTCGGGAATCCCGAATGTTAGTGTTCACCGTCAGGTGGAAAGTTAATTAATCAAGTAGAGGATAGTATGTCTAGTCAAGAAACTTTGTTGAAGCAAGCGCACATCGCGCTGATGAAGCACCCACAAACTGCCCTGTATTCAGGTGTCATGCTGATGGGAGAGAGCGCGGTCGAAGACGGTAACTTCACCGCGTACACCGATGGCGTCAATAAGAAGTATTGCCGCCAATTCCTAGAGAAGATCACGAGCGGTCCCAAGCGCCGTGGTCTGATCCTGCACGAGAACCTGCACGTTGCGCTCAAGCAGTTGCCGCGTCATCTGGACTTGTTCAAGGAGAATCGTAAGCTGGCTAACATGGCAGCAGACTTTGTGGTCAACGACATCATTTACAACATTAGCGGAACTATCGGTAATACACCCGAGCGTATTGTCGAGCTACCTGATGGTGCGTTGTATGACTCGAAGTTCCACGACTGGTCTGTGCGTCAGGTCTGGGATTATTTGAAGAAGCAGAATCCTCCTCCACCCCCACGTGGAAAGGGAGATAAGCCATGCGACGAAGGGAATCCCGCTCCGGGTGGTGGCTCAGGCGATGAGCCTGCTGTTGATGAGAGCGAGGAGTCAGACAAGATCATCATCAATGGTAATGAACTCAAAGACATTCCCAACGATGGCGACTTCGATGAGCATGACTTTGAGAAGTTGGTCGAGGGTATGGACCCTGAAGACATCAAGAAGTTGGGCGAATCGATTGATAAAGCTCTACGTGAGGGTGGAATGTTAGCTGGGCGGATGGGCGGTAAGATGCCACGCGCTATCAGTGATCTTCTTACACCAAAGGTAGATTGGAAGGATGCACTGCGCGACATCGTTTCATCATCGATCCGTGGCAAAGATGAGTTTACTTGGCGTCGGCTGAACAAGCGTCAGTTGGTCAATGACTTGTATTTGCCAAGCATCGAGAACGAGACTGTCGGCGAGGTGGTGGTTGCTATCGATACGTCGGGATCAATCAGCGGTGACATTCTTACGGGGTTCGCAACAGAACTGGCATCTATCTGCGATCTGTGTGAACCAGAAAAAGTTCGCGTCTTGTGGTGGGACACGCACGTGCATGGCGAGCAGATCTTTGAGGGCAACTACATGGGATTGGCGAAGATGCTCAAGCCTGTAGGTGGCGGGGGTACTCGGGTGGGCTGCGTTAGCGATCACATCGTCAAAGAAAGAATCAACGCAGACTGTGTGATTGTTTTCACAGATGGCTACGTTGAGTCTTCGTTCCTGTGGGATGTCATCCCGCCAACTCTCTGGATGGTGACGGAGAATACATCGTTCCACCCCCCCGTGGGCAAGAAAGTAATGATCAACAACGACTGAGGAGTATTTGAAAATGTCTGTTAACAAACTAATTTACGGTGAGTTCACCACGGACTCACTCATCACCGCACTCACCAACGATACGGTGTCACCACTTATCCGTGAGTTACATCATCACTATGGCTTGAAGGTGTTAGTACACAAGCACGAGTATCAGCGCGTCGGTCCCGAGACTTCTGCTAATACGTTTTATATGGTTGACAAGAATGGGTTCGCGCAGGGTCACGTGTATGCGTGGGAGGAAGATGCCAAAACTCACTACGCGTTTCACACTCCGTTTTCAACTAAAGAACGTGGCAAGTCTGATTTGCATCGAACCACGTGGACTAGTCACAAACTATCTTCTCTGATGGGTGCTCTGAAGAAAAGCAATGTTATCAAGCCCGATCTGGTGGTCAGCAAACTCAGGCGAGCGGTGGACGGGTTGAAGCACCAAGTAGAAGGACACTTCGGTAAGATCTATAAATCTACAGACACATTCACTGGTGATGAGGTTCATCAACTATTGAAGACCATCATGCTCGGAGCGCCGTTGTTTGTAGACCGAACTAAATGTCAAACGGCACTTGACAAATACAACGAGATCGATTCTAATCTAGTGGAGAGGAACAAAGAGATCACGAGGATGTTTGAGAACTCGTTCTATCTTATCGCGGCAGACAAGCGTGGGCATTGTATGGTGGGTAAGGTCAAGCGGGTTAAGAACGATAAGGACCCGTACCAGAACGAGATCGTGCAATCGTTTCGTCGTGTCTCCCAAGAAACTCTCTACAGAGAATTCACGGACTTGGTTCCGATCTTAACTATGTCGAAGGTTGCTTACGAGGGGACTGGACATAGCATGATCACACCGTTTATGCCAAGGGCTGACATGTACAACGCTGACTTAGATGTTGCTTATTACTATCCTACGGCTGTTTCGGAGTATCAAGAACAATGGATGATGATTCCGATTGGGTGGTCGTAAAAGATTTCACCATGTCAGTAAGATTTGTACAAATTAGCCCAGTCGTGCATCCGACCGACTGGTCGTTAATTAGAGTTCCACTACACCGTGAAGAGGGAATTTACACGGTGTATGTGGGTGACAATTTCACACGAACGTATACGGATGAGACGCTGCCGGATTTGATTAAGATGAGATTGGCTATGATTCTCGCAAGCCATCAGTATGTTGTCAGAGATGTAGAACTACTCAAGGCTGAACTGTATGTGAATCATGGACCCGTAGAACTACACGACATCGGCTGGCAGTCGTCGGATTCGTATTTTTGTTTAGTGATACCAAAGAAAGACTTGGAGGAAATGAAAGGTGACACCCGAAGCGAAAGTTAAGGCGAAGATAAAGGAAGTCCTGAAAATGGAAAGAGTTTATTATGCGATGCCAATAGGTACAGGATGGGGGAACTCAGGCGTACCGGATTTCCTGTGTTGTGTTAATGGACGATTCTTAGGGATCGAAGCGAAAGCAAACGGTAACAAACCTACCGAGTTGCAGAAAAAGAATCTGATGGATATTGAGTTGGGCGGGGGTTACACCGCAGTCATCAACGAGAACGCGTCAGATCTACAGTACCTTGTTGAGTTAATTAAACAGTTGAAGGAGTTGCGTCATGGATGATAAAGAATTGGAGTCTCTGCGAGATCTATACGCGGGGTTGGCTATGTTAGGTATGTTAGTGAATGGTTCATTCAAAGACTACGGCAAAAACGACGGAGCCTACGCCGCGTTTTATATCGCAGATTCCATGTTAGAAGAACGTACCGGCAAAGGTATTGTTTCCGTTAAATCGCCCATTCCAGAAGGGGAATAAAGTGGCTAAAGCAAGTACTCTTAATCGCGCAGTTAAACTGCTCACGAAAGATCCGTTCATGTCAGTAGATGATTTCACCAAAAAGATGAAAGTCAATAGCAAAACTTACGCGTATATCTTACGTAGTAAGGCGCGGGCGCTCATTCCGAAGGCTGACATCGAAGTGGCGGCAAACGAAAAGGCTCCGACGACGTTTACCGTTCCACCTCCACCTGAACCGTTACCTGTTCAAATTCAATCCACGTTTGTGCCTAAGTTTCTACGCCCAGACCAAGTTAATCACCCAGACCACTACACTGTAGGCGGTATCGAGACTATCGACTTCATCGAGGCGAAGGGTCTGGATTACAACTTGGGCAACGTAGTGAAGTACATCACTCGTGCGGAACACAAGGGGGATAAAGTCAAAGACTTACAGAAGGCGCAGTGGTATCTACGCCGTGCGCTTGATAAGGCTTGCGAAGAATATGCCGATCAGTCCGCTGAAGAGGCACAGCGTTTAGGTATTCCTGCACAACAGTAATACGCGGGGGGTACGTCCCTGACGTACTCCCCTTTTTTGTGACTGTACTAGCCACTATCTGATGTTTATAACTTTAGACTTTGAGACATTCTACGACTCGAAAATTAAACTCGGGTTCAAGCATCAAACAACAGAGGAATACATACGTGACAAACGCTTTGAGGTGATTGGAGTCGGCGTCAAGTTTGACGGGGGGGAGACCAAGTGGGTCACGGGGACCAAGGACGAGATCGCTAAATATCTGTCCACCCTACCATGGGACGATAGTGAAGTTCTGTGCCACAACATGTTGTTCGATGGCGCTATCCTCAGTTGGATATACGGTATCAAGCCCAAGGCGTTGCGCGATACGTTGTGCATGGCGCGGGCGCTTCACGGCGTGGACGTTGGGGGTTCGCTTGCCTCACTAGCGTTGCGATATGGGATTGGGGTCAAGGGGGATGAGGTTGTCACTGCCGAGGGCAAACGTAGGCTTGACTTCACCAAAGAAGAACTTGATCAATATGGGCGGTACTGCGTGAACGACGTAGACTTGACCTACAACCTGTGGAAATTATTGGCCGAAAACTTTCCACAGAAAGAATTAGATCTGATCGACATGACGATCCGCATGTTTACGGAGCCTGTGCTGACCGTGGATGACGCGATGCTTGACCATAGGTTACTGCAACTAGACTACGAACGAGTCGTTATGTTTGGCAGGGCCTATCAAGCACTTGGTGGAGAAAATACTCCGTTTAAACTTGAGGATGTTCCCAAGAAACTTCATAGTAATAAACAATTTGGCGAACTGCTCAAATCGATGTTCGGCATCGACCCGCCGATGAAGATAAGCCCAACGACGGGCAAGCCTACGCTCGCGCTGGCAAAAAAGGATGAGGGCTTTCTTGCATTACTTGAGCACGAGAACGAGGAAGTGCAGATGTTGTGCGCGGTCAGGCTTAATACTAAATCCACCCTTGAAGAGACAAGGTGTCAGAGATTCATTGATGTTGCCAAGCGCAATCGTGGGCGTATCCCTATTCCTTTGAAGTACTACGGGGCGCATACAGGCCGATGGTCGGGTACGGACAAGGTGAACTTCCAGAACCTTCCGTCAAGAGATAAAACCAAGAAAACACTCAAGAACGCTATCTGTCCGCCAGATGGGTACATGATCATCAACTGTGACTCTTCTCAGATTGAGGCACGGATACTCGCGTGGCTGGCCGGTCAGGATGATGTAGTAGAACAATTCGCCAAGGGCGAGGATGTGTACTCGATTTTTGCAAGCGAGGTCTACAACATGCCCATCACCAAGGCCAATCCCGAAGAGCGGTTCGTTGGGAAAACCTGCATTCTTGGACTAGGTTACGGCACAGGCGCGCCTAAGTTGCAACACACATTAGCCACGGCGCAACCCATCAGCGTCAAGGTAAGCGACGAGGAGTCCAAACGGATCGTCAAGATCTACCGGGACAAGAATAAGAAAATCGTCAAGTTATGGGGCGAGGGTGACAAGATGCTTGACGGTCTGTACACGTGGGACGATGAGGAGAGTTCAGAGTTTGACTATGGTGAACACGGCGTGGTCAAGGTCGATAAAACTGGTATCAGGTTACCCAACGGCTTGTACATCCGCTATCCAGAATTAGATAAAAAAACGGACGAGGGCAAGACGCATTACGTCTACAAGTCACGCCGAGGTGAGATCCCACTATGGGGTGGATCGGTAGTTGAGAACGTGGTGCAAGCGTTGGCAAGAATAGTCGTGGGCGAACAGATGCTGGCTATTCAGCGTCGCTATCGTGTCGTGCTGACCGTGCATGATGCGGCGGTGTGCGTAGTGCCAGAGGCTGAGAAGGACGAGGCGCTCGCGTACATCATGGAGTGCATGTCAACCCCTCCCGATTGGGGCAAAGATTTGCCGATTACCTGCGAAGCAAGTGTTGCACATAGCTACGGCGAGTGTTAATATGTCTACTTGTGCTGGACAAACGGAACCCAACATGAGTTACACGTGGTCGTTCTCTTCTCTCAAAGATTATGTTAACTGTCCAAGGCAGTACCATGAGATAAAAGTATTAAAGCGGTTCCACAAACGGCCCACGCCAGAGATGACCTACGGAAACGAGGTACATAAGGCGATAGAAAATTACGTCAAGGACGGGTCCGAGCTTGCCAAAAACTACAAACAGTTCAAACCCGTACTTGATGTGCTGGTAGACATGGATGGGGAGAAGTTCCCTGAATATAGAATGGCACTGGACCGCGATGGTAACGCGGCGCAATACTCAAAAGATTATTGGGTCAGAGGTATCGTTGACTTGCTGGTCATCAACGGTGACAAAGCACACATCGTTGACTATAAAACGGGCAGTAACAAGTACGCTGACTCAAAACAATTAAAGCTGATGGCTCTGATGACGTTCGCGCACTTCCCAGAAGTTCAGCATATCAACGCGGCGTTGCTCTTCATCGTCAAAGAAAGTTTCTTGGAAGAAGAATACAAGCGCGAGGACATCGACGAGTTGTGGGGTTACTTTACTGGGGATCTTACTCGCTTGCGTATCTCATACGAAGCAGACATTTGGAATCCAAACAAGACGCCATTGTGTGGATGGTGTCCCGTTACTACTTGTGAACACTACAAAGACCGGAGGTAAACATGGACAAAGGCGAAGCATGGCGTAAATGGTGGACAGACACGCATGGCAAGAATATGCCGATGGGTGGATACCATCCGATAGAAGGATTTATATATGATGCATTTACCGCAGGATGGGATGCGGCAGATAAACAATTTCAGTCTGAGATTACGTATCTCAAAGAACAATTGATGCGAGCTAACACAAACGACGGCGCATACAAAGCGGCGTACTTGGCCGGTCAGATGACGGCAAGGGGTGGGAGTTGGAAGTAAAACCTAACTGCCAGCAGTGTCGAGTAAATCCAGCAGTCCACAAAGTCCCAACATCAAAGGGTGATGGATTTCGCTGGAAGTGCGAGGCTTGCTTTAAGCGACTAGCCCCGAGCGGGTTCAAAGACAAAATAGCATGACAAGAGAAGACATCATCCGCATAGCAATAGAAGCTGGTGCTAGAGATTGTGCCAACCCAGACAAATGGGACATCTGGGAAATTCGGGACACAGACCTTGAACGGTTCGCCGCTCTTGTTGCCGCGCATGAGCGGGAGGAGTGCGCAAAATTAGCAGATTCATTGGGTTGGGTTAGCGTTGATGACATTCGCGCAAGGGGAGAGAAATGAAACACTGCTACCCAAAAAAACTGTACTACGTATGTTGTCGCTGGATCGCTTACCCAGAAGGCGGCGGTAGAAACTTTATTCGTACGGCTTCTTTGGGTCGTGCGCGGTACTACGCTAAGAAACTAAAACTCAAAGAACGGCAGATTGATATATGGGAAAAGGGTAAGAAAAAATATGTTTTGCAGGGGAGTTGGCTATGAGCGGAGGTATGTTTGATTACAAGCAATACGAACTTCAACAGATTGCCGACGACATCGAGCAACACATTGTTGATAGAGAAGAAATTAACTGGGATTACAAATACAAAGACGAAACCATTGCTGAGTTTAAACGCGCAGTAGAGATGTTACGAAGGGCGTACATCTATGTACAAAGGATTGACTGGTTACTTTCTTCTGATGACAGCGAATCAACATTCCACAAGCGCCTTAATCAACAACTAAAGGAATATGATGAAATGCCCAGAATGTCTGTGGCCGATGAAGACTAAAGATACGCGGCAGTGGAAAGACGCCGCCAGAGATTTTGATTGGGTCGAGCGGCGTAGGGTATGTTCTCTGTGCAATTACCGCGTGATGACAATTGAACTGCCCAAAGATGTTTGGGCTAAATATTCTGAGGGAAATGATGATTGACTATTCTGAACCATACCTTGCCGCGAAAAAATTCCTGCACGATGTGCATGACGCAATGCTTGAACAGGATTATGATGGTGCTACCTCGGCGGCGCAGGGAGCGTTGGTTGAGGTACGGATGATCCACGTTGCAATCCTTGACGCAAGAGACCAGCAAGATGCCTTACGTAAACAAACCAAGGCCCTACAAGAAAGAGTACCAGCAACAGAAGGAACGGGGGGAACTCCCGAACCGGATGGAGCGTCAACGAGCGCGACGCAAGCTTGACCATGATGGTGTTGACAGGTCAGGCAAAGATGTTGCCCACGTTAAAGCACTCAGCAAGGGCGGTTCTAACGCTGACGGAATCCGTTTGGAAAGCCCGTCCAAAAACCGTTCATTCAAAAGAAACTCTCAACGTGCGTTGGTCTCGGAAACGAGCAAACGCGAAAAGAAATAGCGAAGCAGTTAGGTGTGAGTGTGCTTCGCCGGGGATCTGACACCCCGTTTTAACCACATCAGCCAAGCGGTGTCTCATGATGCTCTATCTCCTCGGCATGTCTGGCTTGGCCGACTGACCCCCGTAAGGGGTTACTTCTAGTTATTCAGTGAGATTAAGTATGAATGAATATAATTGGCCGGGATTATACACCCCGTTCAAACATCAGAAAACGACGGCTGAGTTCTTAGCCACAACGGATCGGGCGTTCTGTTTCAACGAGGCAGGTACGGGCAAGACATCCTCCGTCATCTGGGCGGCAGACTACCTCATGAGCAAGAAACTTGTTAACCGAGTTCTTGTTATCTGCCCACTGTCTATCATGATCACCGCATGGCAAGCCGACATCTTCAAGACGGCTATGCACAGAAGCGTTGCAGTGGCCTACGGCACACCTGAGAAGCGCAAGAAAATTATTCAGGGAAGCTACGAGTTTGTTGTGATCAACTACGACGGGGTGAACATCGTAGCAAACGAGATCTACAACTCAGGATTTGATCTGATAGTCATAGACGAAGCCAACGCGTACAAGACTGTCTCTACCAAGCGTTGGAAAACCCTAAAGAAAGTGTTACGACCGTCCACCAAACTGTGGATGCTGACAGGAACGCCAGCTTCTCAATCACCTCTCGATGCCTATGGGTTAGCAAAGCTAGTCTCTCCTCAGTATGTGCCGCAGTACTTCACGGCGTGGCGCGATAGGGTGATGACGCAAATCACGCAATTCAAATGGGTTCCTAAAATAGATGCTCAGAAGAACGTCTTCTCAGCACTACAGCCAGCCATACGCTTCAAGAAGGCCGACTGTTTGGACCTACCGCCAGTGATGTATCAGACAAGACATGTACCTCTGACGCCGCAAGTCAACAAGTACTACAAGGGTCTCAAAGACCAGATGCTGATCGAAGCGGCGGGTGAACAGATCACCGCAGTTAATGCGGCGGCGAAAATGAGCAAGCTATTGCAGATCTCAGGCGGTGCAGTGTACACCGATGAGGGCGATGTTGTTGAGTTTGATATTAGCCCAAGACTCAACGCGCTGATGGAGGTGTTAGACGAGACCGACAACAAGGTGTTGGTGTTCGTTCCGTACACTCATACCATCGATTTAGTATCACGTTTTCTCAACACACAAGGAGTAGTCAGTGAAGTAATTAACGGAAGTGTATCCCCACGGGAACGAGCAAACATCATCACTCGTTTTCAGTCAACGCCCGATCCTCGGGTGTTAGTCATTCAACCGCAAGCCGCTTCGCACGGAGTCACGCTTACTGCCGCTGACACGGTGGTGTTCTGGTCGCCCGTCACCTCGGTGGAGACGTACTTACAATGTATTGCTCGCATCGACCGTGTTGGTCAGCAGAACAGTATGACCGTGGTTCACCTGCAAGGTTCAGAAGCCGAGCGGCGTGTCTACGAGATGCTTGACGGCAAAGTGTCATCCCACGAGAAACTTGTGGATCTGTACAAACAGGAGTTAGGAATTGGAACGCAACCTTGAAGAATTAGTCAAAGCGTACTTGACTATTAGAAACGAACGTGAGACACTGAAGGCTCAGTACGAGACCAACGACAAGGTGTTGTTGGACGACATGGACGCGCTGGAGAAAGAGATGCTCGTCATCTGCAACGACACCAACGCGAGCAGCATTCGTACTGGAAGCGGCACAGTGATCAGGAAACTTAATGAGCGTTTCACGACGAACGATTGGGATAACTTCAAGAAGTTCGTCATGGAAAACGACGCGGTTGATCTGTTGGAACGCCGCATCCATCAGGGCAACTTCAAGCAATTCATGGCCGAGCATGAGCAAGATGGCTTGCCTCCCGGTGTGAATGTAATGAGGGAATACGGCATCGTTGTTCGTAAACCCTCCAATTAGTCAACATAGTTAGGAAATATCATCATCATGGCAAACGATTTAGTAACTCTTCTCGCCAACAACCCCGCACTTGTCCAGACCGGTCTGGATGAAGATACTCTTGCCGTATCAGGTGGCGGCGGTGCTTCTCGTAGCAAACGCATCTCCATCAAAGGCGGCGTGTTCCGTCTGATGGCTGGCGGCAAAGAGATTGGCGCGATTGAAGATCGTCATATGAACGTGATCTTCGTTAAGATGGCGCATCAAGCGTCCCGCATGTACTATCAGTCTGGGTATCAGGAAGGGCAAAAGGTCAGCCCTCTGTGTTGGTCTAGTGACTCCAACGCACCCGATCCTGAAGTAAAATCTCCGATGGCATCGAAGTGTAGTGAGTGCGAGATGTCGGTCAAGGGATCTGGTCAGGGTGGTTTGGGTAGTGCATGTCGCTTGTCGTGGCGCACCGCCGTGGTTCTGCCTAACGATCCATCCGGGGATGTAATGCAACTTGTCTTGCCAGCAACTTCTACCTTCGGGAAAGAAGACAACGGTAGGTTCCCGTTCCGTCCGTACATTCAGCACTTGGCTTCGCACAATGTATCCGCAGGGCGCGTTGTGACCAAGATGGCGTTTGATACTAAATCGCCAACTCCGAAAGTGATGTTCTCGCCCGCTGGAGCAGTACCCGAGTCTGATCTTGAGACTGTTGCACGACAGGCCAAGAGCGCGGCGGCTGAAGCTGCGATTAAGATGAATGTCTACCAGCTTGACGAAGGTGAGGCCGAAGCTGAACCTCAAAAGCGTCCCGTTGCCAAACCCGTTGAAGTTCCTGAGAAGGACATCTCGGATGTGGTGAAGAAGTGGTCTAAGAAGTAATGCCCAGAACGTACAGCGAACCCTTTTTGATTAGGCTGTTCAAGGCCAACCCCCATAAGCCGGGGGTGGCTTTGGCACAAGCTTGCGTCAAGGCAAACCTGCCAGCAAAATACATCGCTGACATCCTCGATGTAAGTCGTATGACGGTCGTCAATTGGTTTAACGGGAAACAGATCAGAGAGAAGAACATCTTGAAGATTGAAACCCTGACGGACATCATTGAGAGCGATACGGCAAAAGGGATTCTTCCTGCACGTTCCACAATGGAAGCTAAACTCTACCTAGAGGGGGTAGTAGGGAGGGAACTTTCTGACAAAAAATAGCCACGGGGGGCAACCCCCGTTGTTCTAACAAAGCGAGGGCGACCTCGCTTTTTTCAACTCTGCGAGACATGTTAAAACAATTTTACGAGAAAGCATTGCCCACGCAGGGTGTCTACTGTGTTAGCGGAATTGATTTACAGGGCAGCATCAAGAACCGATACGCAGAGACACTCGATGGTGTTTTGGAAGAAATTGAAAAGTTCAAAAGTAAAAACTCAAACGTATTTGTAGCCCTAGGTTCTTTTGATGGCTACAGCAGAAAAGCCACTGATTGTTTATACGTTAAGTCTTTCTTCATTGATCTAGATGTAGGTGACAACAAGGCGTATACAGAAAAAGCCGACGCCCACGTAGCACTTTTCAAACTAATAGGCGCTACGGGTTTACCCGATCCGGTGGTCATTGATTCAGGTGGTGGGCTTCACGCTTACTGGTTGATGGACCGGGACATTCCGGTTGATGAGTGGAAAGTATTTGCAGAGAGATTCAAAGCCCTCTGCATGGAGCACATCAGTATTGACCCCGTGGTTACGGCAGACGCCTCGCGGATCATGCGAGCGCCAGAGACTTTCAACCATAAATTTAATCCTCCAGTACCCACACTATTTATTAGTGAAGATTTTCCGCTTTATGACTGGCAAGAGTTCAAAGAGTTTTTCGGTGAAGAGCCACTAAAGAGCGAAGCGTCGGTTTTTGAAGTGGCGGCGAAGGGTCTGGATGACGACACTCTTCAGATGCTGAAGCTGGACAACTTTACCAAAAGTTTTGAAAAAATAGCGGCAGAAAGTATTGAGGGTACAGGCTGCAATCAGATAAAAAATATTTTGGTGAACGCCGCCACTATAGAGGAGCCGCTGTGGTTCGCTGGCTTATCGATAGCCAAGTTTTGTGAAGACGGCGCGACCGCTATCCACTTGATGTCGGAGGATCACCCGGAGTATGACCGTAATAAAACAGAACAAAAAGCTCAACCTATCCCTGCCCCTCGAAAATGTGAGTGGTTTATCAATCAATACCCTTCTGGATGTGACGGGTGTCAGCACAGAGGAAAAATCACAACCCCCATATCTCTTGCCAGAGAGTTCACTCCCGCCCCCAAGACAAATAAGGAGGAATCAGTATGGGAAGTACCGAATACC